GAATGTGGTGAATAATGTTCCCTATGTTCCACCTCAGGCAGCTCTTGAAGATAAGGGTAAGACACCAGTCATGGCCAAATTAGTTTTGGCAACAACAAATGCTGCGGATTTGAATGCATTGGAATATTTCCATTGTCCATTAGCTGTGCGTCGTAGGTTGCCATATGTGATTCACGTTCAACCGAAACAGGAATACCTGGCTTCCAATGGTAAATTTTTGGATCCAGCTAAAGTCCCGCAGTATGAAGATTGTTTTCCTGATTTGTGGATAATCGAAGTCCAAAAGCTTAATCCAATTGAACACTGTGGTCGCGATTCAGCAAGTTTGGAAACAATTGCTGTGTTCGATGATGTGAAAGCTTTCTTGAAACATTTTGCTCAAGCTAGTCACGTGCATGAAACTAATCAAGCGTCTTCTGATGCTTGTGATGTTCAAATGCGTGACGTGAAAGTATGCCCACTTTGTTATGAGATTGGTAATGACTGTGAGTGTTTGCAGGGTTTGGTAGCCCTGCCACTGATGAGAGTTGTGCTTTTGTACGTAGTTTCATGTGCAACGGATATTGCAATGAAATTGGCCATCCAGTTATTGGCTTCAACCATTTATATGTGGCTGTGTCGATTCTATCTGGTGCGATATGTCACAGTGCGGTGGACTCGATTTATTAATCAAGGCTTAGAGTTGAGGTTCCATGGTATGATGAATAGCACTCGAGAGATTAAGTTCAAAATTGCTGTTAAGCACTTGCTTGCAGCAGGTTTTATTGCTCTTAATTTCCTTGCGTGCTATAAAGTCACTAAGTGGACCTCCAAGATTGTTGCACCCAATAAGGAAGCCTCTAGTTCTGCCACTGGTAACATCAGTACGAAAGAGGACGTTGAACTTGAAGAAGAATCAAAGTCCGATATTTCTGTACCAACATCGAATGTTCAAGTGCAGGGTAATGTTCATGGTACAACTGAGGATCAACTCGCTAAGGAAGAAATACAAAATGTGTGGTATAATCCGACACTTGAATTGAATAAATTTGATGTCCCTGTGGCTAGTAAATCCTTGACGTCTATGACACCAGCAGCAATTCGTGATTTGTTTGCAAACAATTGTGTTAAAATTGAAGTCGAGGCAAAGGATGCCACATGGAAAATTCGTATGGGTGCCGTTTTTGTGCGCGGGCAATATCTATTATTTAATAGACATGCTCTTGCTAAGGGAACGCAATTCCAGATGAAGATCATTAGTATGACTCAGTCCCAAGGATTGACTTCAAACTCAGTGTGTCACTTTAGCAGGAATGAGGTGTGTGAAATCCCAGACAAGGATATCGCTTTGTTGCGAGTGACAGTAGTGCCACCGCGAAAGGATATTGTCAAATTTTGGAATAAAACGCAAATTCCAATTACTCGTATGATGGCCGTGCGACGTACAACAGAAGGTAATGTCGAGTATGCTGAATATTATAATGCTCAGTATATTGATTCATTTCCAGTTGAAGCCTTGAATGTTGAAATGGATGTTTACATGGCTTCTGGTAACACACAGACGAAGGATGGTGATTGCGGATCAATTGGGATCGCTATTACTCCACAAGGTCCCATCATTATGGGTATCCATACATTGGGGTACAAGTCAACTGCGGTTTTTCCACATATCACTAGTAGTGATATAGAATCTCTTCTAGAGCCATCGATTTCGTCGGTTCAAGGTGGGGATGAAACCCTCTTGAATCTCAATGGTGAAGTTATTCTTGGCGAACCACATTATAAGAGTATCCTTCGGTATATGCCAGAGGGAACTGTTAATATATATGGTTCATTGAGCGGCTTTCGTCCCAAACCACGTAGTAGGGTCACAACTACCCCTCTTGTGAAGGAGATGTGTGAACATTTCAACTATGAGATTGGTTTTGGGCAACCTGTAATGAAGGGTTGGGAACCATATTATAATAATGTAGTTGAGATGGTAAAACCTCATACCAACATTGATAATATCACTCTGGATAAGTGTATCAAGGGTTATTTGTCTGATGTTCTATCGGGATTAGAAGGTGCACATGGAGACGACTGGAAAGGTCAACTCTGTTTTTTGTCCAAACGGGCAGCTTTGAATGGATTACCGGGTGTGAAGTTTATTGATCGTATCAATATATCAACATCAATGGGACATCCTTGGAATACTACGAAAAAACAATACTTGGTAAGTGCTCCAGATGATAAGTATCCAGAGGGTGTTGATTTTACACCTGAAGTTTGGGAAAGGGTTGATTTCATTATGCGACAGTATAGTGAAGGTAAAAGAGTCTACCCAGTTTTTACTGGACATCTTAAGGATGAGGCTACAGCTTTCCGGAAAATTAAGGCAAAGAAAACGAGGGTGTTTACGGGTGCACCTGCCGATTGGAGTGTTGTCGTGCGTATTCGACTCTTGTCATTCGTGCGACTGTTACAGAAGAACAAATTCATCTTTG